TCCCTCCCATAGCATGGCCCCATAGCGCGCCCATCGGCGCCCTGTTCAACCCATCAAGGGGCCTTGCTATGTCTGCACCTCCTGTTCTGTGGAACGACAGTAGCGCCATGCCGGTGGGCATGTCGCTGGACCAACTGCTGTACCGCATCCGGCGCTCCGACGCCGACGACGGCCTGATCTTCGACAGCGTGACGCTCGACGACATCCTGGAGGAGGCCGAGGCCATCTTCGAGCTGGACGCCCTGGTTGCCACCCAATCCAGCCTGGGGCGCAAGGTGCGCAGCCTGGAGCGCGTCATGTCGGCCGGCGGCGGCGAGCTGGAGGTCGTGGCCTCGCAGGTGTCCAGCCCCTTCAAGCGTCAGGGCGTGGTCAATGTCGCCGCCATCTTCGAGTTGAGCGACGGCCAGACCGTGACCGTCATGTTCCACAACCCCGACGCCGGTACCGCCAAGTCGCTGAAGCCCACCGATGAGCTCATCAGCTGGAAGTGGCTGCTCAACAAGAAGGACATCACCATCGTGGTGGCCCCGGAGCGCGGCAGCGACCTGCCGATTCGCCAGGTGGCGAAGCGCATCATGAAGCTGGCCGAGAAGAACTCCAAGACCTTCGCGCGCATGAACCAGAAGCGTGCCGAGCGCCTGGCGTACATCGAGTCCCTGAAGGGCGAAATCGGCGAGCTGGAAACCGAACTCGACGGCCTGACCCGGCAGATCGAGATTGCCCGCATCGAGGCCGAGGACGAGGCGCTGAACACGCCCAAGCCGCTGACCAAGCAGGAAGGCCTCGACCTGCTGGACGAGCTTCGCCCCTGGCTTTCCCGTCAGCAGTACCGGGCCATGGCCGACGTCATCCGCAAGGGCGAGGAGTCCGAGGCCTACATCGATCGCGCTCAGGTGCTGGCCAGCATCATCGACGGCATGGCCAAGACCTATGAGCAGGACGGCAAGGAGATGGACGAGACCACCGCCTACCTGCACTACTTTCGCGGCGGAGGCGACTGGTACATCACCGAGAAGGACGCCAAGGGCGATGGCACCGAGCAGGCCTTCGGCTGGGCCGACCCCGGATTGGGGCAGGGTGAGCTCGGCTACATCGGCGTCGACGAGCTGACAGGCGCCGGGGTGGAGCTCGACCTGTACTTCGAACCCAAGCCGCTGAGCCAGGCGGTGAGCGAAGGCGAGGAAGGCGTCTCTGGGCGGGAGGCCGGGGGTTTCCCGGGTGCCGCTGATGCTCCCGGTGCCCTCCCTCAAGATCCGCAGACTGCTGACGACTTCGCGCGCATCATCGCGGCCGGCGATGAGGCCAAGGAGCGCTACCAGGACCAGCTCGACAGCTTCTTCCAAGGCCGCGTCATCGAGGTTCGCAACGCCCTTCGCGAGCTGGGATGGGGCGGCGAAAGCTACGGCGAACTGTCGAAGGGTGGCGTCACGCTGGTAGTCAACACCGAGAGCGTCGGCGCCGGCGGCAACGTGGTGGGCATGAATTACACGCTCTCCGGCGTCGCCGGCTTCTTCATGAGCGACTCTCTGGACCTGTCTCCCGAGGCGCTGGCGGAGCGTATCGACCTGGGAGTCACAAGCCGCGACGACGGCGCCGCTGCACGTCGCGAAGCGGCCGAGGCCACCATCGACGGCTGGAAGGCGTCTCTCGCCGCCGGCGAGGCGCCAAGCCAGGTCGATGCCGAGGCGTGGTCCGCCTTCCAGAAGGCCTACCCGATTCAGGCAGCAGCCGTGAAGAACGAGCTGGCCGAGCAAATCGGTTGGGAGCGCTTCGTGGAGCTGGCCGAGGGCGAGCCGCCCGCCGAGCCCACCGGCAAGGACACGCCGACCGGCGTCAATGCCGACGGCGAGCTCGAGCCCGAGGGCGCCGAGAACGTGGTCAAGACCGCCAAGGGCTCCGAGGTGCAGACCGGCTTCACCGTGGTGGAGGCCGAGGAGCTGATCGCCTCGCATGACATCAACGGCGACCCCAACCCTGCCTTCCCGACCGAGCTTCAGCCGCGTGATCGCGGGCGCGATGCGTCCATCGCCTGGGTCAAGAAGACCGCCCGCCAGCTGGATCCGGATAGCCTGGGGCGCACCCGTCGCGCCGACACCGGGGCGCCCATCGTCGGCCCGGATCGTGTCGTGGAGTCCGGCAACGGTCGCACCATGGCCATTCAGGAGGCGTACCGCAGCGGCAGCGCCGACGAGTACCGCGAATGGCTGATCGAGGAGGCCCACCACTACAACCTGGATGCCGGCCGCGTGCGCGCCATGAAGGCGCCCGTGCTCGTGCGTGTGCGCACGTCCGCGCTGGACCGCCGGGAGTTCGCCGTCGAGGCCAACCAGGACGACAAGCTGAGCATGACCGGTACCGAGAAGGCCCGCGCCGACGCCGACCGGCTGGACGAGGCCCTGGTCGCCAAGCTGGCCGATGACGGCAACCTGCTGGCCGCATCCAACCGCGACTTCATCATGGGCTTCCTGCAGTCCCTGGGCGATACCGAGGCCGCCCAGTACATGACCAGCGACGGCAATCCCACCGGGGCGCTGGTGGCGCGCATTCAGGCCGCCATCTTCGCCAAGGCGTACAACGACGAGCGCCTGCTGGAGATGACCGCCGACGCCAGCAAGCCCGAGGTGGCCAATGTGGTCAACGCCCTCAACGTGGCCGCCCCCGAGTTCATTCGGGCACAGGCTGCCGACCAGGCCGGCACCGATGCGCTGACCAATCAGCTGGTGGATAGCGTCGAGGTCTCGCTGAACGAGCAGGCGGTGCAGGCCATCATCGACGCCACCAACCTGGTGCGCCGCGCCAAGGCGGACGGGTCGAGCGTCGAGGAGGTGGTCAACCAGATGGGGCTGTTCGGCGATATTCCGCCGGCCACCTCTGCCATGGCCCTGTTCATCAACCAGAACAACCGCAGCGCCAAGCGTCTGGGACTGGCCTTCAAGGCCATGGCGGCGTTCGTGCGCCAGGAAGCCGAGCGCGGCCAGACCGTGGACATGTTCGGCGAGGGCCAGCAGGCCAGTCTCGAGCAGATCATCGACGCCGCCAACCGGGAGCTGGAGAAGGAGTACGGCGAGGGCAGTTACGCCATCGAGTCGCTGGACATGTTCAGCGCACCCCCGGACGAGGCGCCCGCCGGTGACGGCCAGCCGAACGAGGACGACATCGAGCAGGCTCGTCAGGCCACCGATACCGAGCCGACCGAGGCGGAGAAGGAGAACGGGGAGTACGCCAAGGGCGAGGTCGAGATCCACGGCCTGACGGTGGCCATCGAGAACCCCAAGGGCAGCGAGCGCTCGGGCACCACGCAGGAGGGCGAGGCGTGGTCGGTGTCCATGGCGAACGACTACGGCTACATCAAGGGCACCAAGGGCGCCGACGGCGATGAGGTCGACGTGTTCATCGGCCCCGACCTGGAGAGCGAGCGCGTGTTCGTCATCAACCAGGTGGGCAAGGACGGCGAGCTGGACGAGCACAAGGTGATGCTGGGCTTCGCCACCAAGGAGGCTGCCGAGCAGGGCTACCTGTCCAGCTACCGCGCCGGCTGGGATGGCCTGGGCAGCACGCAGGAGATGAGCGTCGACGAGCTCAAGGCCTGGCTGCCGAGCGCCGCCGAGGGCAAGCCCGCTGCCGCCGAGGAGCCCGCCGAGGAGGCGCCCGCCGCCGATCCGCTGGAGCAGGCTCGGGCCGTCACCCAGCGCGACGAGTTCGCGTCGCTGACCCGCGACTTCACGCGCTCGCTGGCCACCATCAAGGGCATCGATGCCGGCACCATGCCGGGCATGGAGCGCTCGCTGTTCGTCAATTCGATCACCGGCAAGATCAAGACCCGCGCCAAGCGTGACCCGCTGATGGCCGGCGTGCTGCTGGCCTGGCTGGCCGAACAGCAGAAGGACTGGGACAAGCCGGCCGTCACCGCGCGCAACGCCGTGTGGAAGGCTGCCGACGACTGGGAGAGCTATCGCCCCCTGTTCAACCGTGACGCCGCGCCCAGCGGCGGCCAAGAGGCCGGCGAAGGCGAGGGCAGCGCAACCCCCGAGCCCGCAGCGCCAGAAAGCGAGGAGGAGGCCATGCGCCGCAACGACCGCCAGTTCCTGCAATCCGTGATCGACGGCACGGTGCCCGACATGCTGTCCCCCGACCTGGCCGACCGGATCCTGGCCGTCATGGAACGCCAGTCCGGCGACGACGAGATGGAAGACCTGATCGAGCGAGCGGGCGCCGCCTATGAGCGCGCCATGTTGTCCGCCACCGAAGACCTGTAAGGAGACCCAAGGATGAAGCCTATCTACGACGATGCCTCTGCCGGTGGCGGTGCTCAGGCGATGATGGCCCGGCTCAAGCTGGTGTCCGAGCTGGGCCGCGTGCGCAAGGAGCTTATCGCCCTGCCGCAAGGCATCGCCGCCATGGCGCAGCGCCTGACGCTGGTGAAGCGGGCCAACGAGATTCGCACCGAGCTCAAGGCGGCCACCCTGGCCGCCGACCCGGGCAAGGCGATGAAGGCCGAGCGCGACCCGCCCGAGCCCGTCGAGACGCCGCGACAGCCTACGGCTGGGCTGTACAGCCACGACGAGAAGCGCACCAAGGGGCAGCGCCAGAAGGCCAACAATGCCGCCGTCGAGCTGCTGGCCCGCATCCAGTCCGGCGAAGTCGCCCGCGAGGAGCTGACCGACGAGGATCGCGCCGTGCTGGCCGGCTACTCCGGCAACGGCGGGGCCCTGGTCGGCGCCGACGGCAAGAAGGGGTCGGCCTACGAGTATTACACGCCCAAGCCGATTGCCGAGGGCATCTGGGATGCCCTGGGCGCGATGGGCTTCAGTGGTGGCAAGATTCTCGACCCGGCGGCCGGTACCGGCGTGTTCGGCGCCACGGCGCCGCGCCATGCCGCCGTGGATGCCGTGGAGCTCGACGAGACGTCGGGCACCATCAACGCCCTGGTCAATGCCGGCCCCGGCTACACAGCCACGGTATCGCCCTTCGAGGCCGTGGCGGCGGCCACCCCCGACGAGAGCTATGACGCCGTGGTGACCAACGTGCCGTTCGGCACCGTGGCCGACCGTGGTGGCAATCAGAACCTGGACCCCAAGTACCAGAAGGAGACCCTGGAGGCCTACTTCATCCTGCGCTCCCTGGACAAGCTAAAGCCCGGCGGCCTGGCCGCCTTCGTGGTGCCGCCGCGCTGCGTGTCGGGCCGGGGCGGCGCCGAGGTCAAGCTACGCCAGCGGGCCAGCCTGAAGGCCGAGTTCCTGGGCGCCTACCGGTTGCCCAACAGCGTGTTCGGCGCCGCCGACGCGGACACCATCACCGACGTCATCTTCTTCCGCAAGTACGGCCGCGACGCCGCCGATAAGATCGAGGAGCTACACGAGCAGGCGCCCGAGACCCTGGCCGAGGCCAAGGTCATGTGGGGCGAGTTCGTCGAGGGGCGCTACTTCAAGGGCGAGGGCCGGCGCTTCGTGCTCGGCGAGTTCGTGCCCAAGGACCCCGAGAAGTTCCGCGACGTCGATCGCGTCAAGAACCCGGCTAGCGTCCCCGAGGTGGCCAAGCTGATTCGCCGCCTGCCGGGCAGTCGTGTCGACTGGATGCTGCTGGAGGCGGCCGAGACCCAGCCCATCATCTACCACGAGGGCGACACCCTGACTCAGGCCGGCCAGACCCTGCAGCTGCGGGACGGCCAGTGGGTGCCACTGGAGGCGGGCAGCCGCGACGTGCGCGGCGCCGAGCTGCTGGGACAGTTCAAGGACGCCTACACCGCCTTCGACGCCGGCATGAGTTATGACGATGCGCTGACGCTGCGTCAGTACATGCGCGACACCTCCCAGACCCTGGACATGCCGGCCTGGCTGGCGTCGGCGCTGGCCACCCTGGACAAGCTACCCGACGACGATGCCCGCGCCCGCGCGTGGGCGCCCGGCCTGGTGGGCCTGGCCGTATCGCAGGTGCTGGACGAGAGCGGGCGGGGCAGCGGTACCGACTTCCTGTCCGGCTATGCCAAGCTCTCCGAGGCGATGAAGCGCCAGGCGGCCGCCGCGCGGCGGGTCAAGGGCGTGGACGGCGAGCTGCGTCGCGGCCTGGGCGAGCTGGCCGCCCACTATCAGCGCAAGGCCGGCTTCAGCGCGCTGTGGCGTGGCGACGTGCAGGAGGCGCCCGCCATGCAGGTGAGCGCCGAGCACGGCTTCGAGGGCCTGCTGTACGAGAATCAGTCGAGCTGGGTCAGCCTGGAGCAGGCGCGCACCGTGCTGGGCGACGGCTTCGACCCGTTCGCCAACGACGACTGGTGCGTGTCCGCCGACGGCAGCCAGGTGAGTCGCGCCGACGACTACTACGTGGGCAGCTACGGCGAGTTCGTGAAGCGCATCGACGCCGAGATGGCGGCGGCGCCCAACGACAAGGTGCGCGCCAAGCTGATGCGCCAGAAGGCGGTGGCTGCCGAGCGCATCGACCGCGTGGACGTGTCGCGCATCTCCTTCAACCTGTTCAGCCCCTACGTCACCCTCGAGGAGAAGGCCGAGTTCCTGCGTCGCTTCGTGCACCCCGGAGCGGTGGTCACCTTCGACGACAAGACCAGCGAGCCGCGCATCGAGTTTGACATCCCGGGTAGCCAGCTGACCGACCGCGAGAAGCTGATCCGCCGCATCGGCGCCTACCTGAAGAACGGCACCATCACCCTGGGCGGCACCAAGCTGGACATGGGCGATGCCGAGGGCATCCGCGAGCTTCGCGCCCTGGTCAACAAGGCCAACGAGCAGTTCAACGGCTGGGCGCGGGGCAACGCCAACGTGGTGTCGCGGCTGGAGAGCCAGGCCAACGACCCGGAGAAGCTGCGCTTCGCCCAGCCCGAGGACGAGAGCCCGCTGGCCATCCCGGGCATGAACCCCGAGCTCGAGCTGCACGGCTACCAAAACGCCTACGTGCGCTCCCGCGCGCGCGACTTCTCCGGCATCAACGGCTTCGACGTAGGACTGGGAAAGACCTTCACCGCGCTGGCGGTGGCGCAGTACGTGCAGTCCATCGGCGCCAAGAAGAAGACCGTCTTCGTGGTCCCCAACTCCGTGCTGTCCAACTGGCAGAAGGAGAGCGCCAAGGCCTACGCCAGCACCGATGACTGCCTCTACGTGGGGCTGCGCGACGGCCGCGTGGATTCGTCGGCCTACGACGAAGACCTCAACCGCATCATGGAGAACCGCCACAGCAAGATCTTCATGACCATGGAGGCCTTCGAGCGGATCCGGCTGCGCGACGACACCATCACCGGCTACGAGTCCTACATGCGCAGCGCCGACCAGTCCTTCGCCGAGAGCGAGGACCGCAAGGCCGACGAGCGCGCCAAGGGCAAGGCAGCGACCATCGTCGACGTGCTGGGCAAGAAGGACGGCGCCGCCCCCTTCCTCGAGGACATGGGCATCGATTCGCTGGTGATCGACGAGGCCCACGTGTTCAAGAACTCGGCGACCACCGTGGACTTCAAGGGTGGCAAGTACCTGTCGCAGTCGCCGGCGTCCAAGCGCGGCCTCGATGCGCAGGCCAAGGCCTGGGCCATCCGTGGCGGCAGCGGCGCCCGGGGCGATGGCGTCATGCTGCTGACCGCCACGCCCATCACCAACAGCCCGCTGGAGATCTACTCCATGATGGCCCTGGCCGTGGGTCATGACCGCGTGAACGACATGTTCATCGGCACATCGGGCGCCGACGGCTTCATGAACACCGTGTGCCAGATCGAGAACGAGGACGACGAGTCCATCGACGGCGAGAGCCGGGCCATCAACGTGTTCAAGGGGCTCAACAACGTCGAGATGCTGCGCGGCGCCATGCGCCAGGTGGCTACCATCAAGAACGCCGATGACGTCGGCAGCCAGATCAAGGTGCCGGACGCCCCGGAGCGGGCCAGCAGCATCCAGCTGCCGGAGGCGACCGTGGTGCAGCTGGAGGAGTACAAGCAGGCCTATCGCTATGCCGCCGACGCCATGGCGGAGCGCGGCGAGAACCGCGGCGACGCGGCGGCCTTCGAGCGCATCGCCGGCAAGTTCGGCGAGCCCATGGAGCTCGTCGGCCACCCCTTCAACCTGATCAACAAGATGACCATGCTCATCGCCGACCCCGACCTCGATGCCCGGGTGTCGCGCTACGTGATCAACGACGGCGAGGAGGAGCAGGCCCGCGCCCTGGTGGAGCAGTGGAACGCCAAGCCGCCCACCGAGCAGCGCACCCGCCCCGGGCCCAACGCCACGGCGGAGGAAGCGGTCAGCGTGAAGACCATCCGCGACGCCAACCGCGAGGTGGTCGGCCGCCAGTACAAGATGCCGGTCAAGGCGTGGATCGAGGGTGGCGCCATCGTGCTCGACACCGTGAGCTCGGACACGCAGGACCGCTTCGAGGCCATGGCCGACAAGGCCGGCGTCGAGATCGACGTCTCGGTACCGCCCAAGCTGGCCGCCATGCTCGAGAACTTCCAGACCGAGGCGGCGACCCCGCGCGGTGTGGATGCCGAGGGCAATCGCATCCCGCACGCCAAGCAGATCATCTTCTGCGACCTGCTGGGTCTTCACAACAAGATCCGCCGGCTGCTGACCCGTCGAGCCGGCGTACCGGCATCGGCCATCGCCGTCGTCACCGGGCAGCGCAACAACAGCCCGGAGGAGATCATGGAGGTGCAGGATGGCTTCAACGCCCCGGGCGAGGCCAACAAGTACCGCGTGATCATCGCCAACGAGAAGGCGGAGGTCGGCATCAACCTGCAGAAGGGCACGCAGGCCATCCACCACCTGACCATCGGCTGGACGCCGGACAGCCTGACCCAGCACAACGGTCGCGGCGTGCGCCAGGGCAACAAGACTGAGCAGGTCACGGTCTACCACTACGACGCCGACGGCACCTTCGACACCGCCAAGCGCTCCCTGGTCAACAGCAAGGCGGACTGGATTGGCGCCATGATGAAGCCCGACGGCGGCGACAGCCTGGCCATCAGCGGCGGCATGAGCCGCGAGCAGATGGAGGCGCTGATCGACGTGGTGGGCGACGCCGATGCCGTGACCCGCATTCAGGAGGCGATGGCCGCCAAGGAGGCCGAGCGCCGAGCCACGACCAACCGCGAGCGTCAGCGCATCAATCTGGACACCATCGACAAGCAGAACCAGTTCCTGGCCGATAACGAGCAGGCCAGCGACTGGGTGGCGCGCAAGATGGGGCAGCTGCTGAGCGCCATGGGGCAGACCGAGAAGGTCCGCAAGCGGCTGTCGCGCCCCAAGATGAGCGAGTCGGCCCGGGCCAAGAACGAGGGCCTGCTGGCCGAGCTGGAGGTCAAGGAGCGCGGCCTGCAACGCCAGATCGAGGAGGCGGCGACCTTCCATCGGGCCAGCTACAACTACCAGACCCGCCAGAATGAGCGCAGCGGCGATGCCCCGCTGAGCCCGCGCGAGGTGGTGACCACCTTCCTGGATCGTGCCAAGCGCGGCGAGAATCGCGCGTCCGACCTGGTGGAGGCCTTGCGCCGGGGCCGGCTGGGCTTCGGGGCCGTCGATATCGATGTCGACCACGAGTCGGAGCTGGTCAACGAGTGGGAGACCGAGGTCGACATGGCGCGCCAGATGCGCCGCCAGGCGGTGGAGAGCTACCAGCGCCAGGCCAAGGAGGTCGGCGGCCTGCCCGATGGCGTGGCCGAGGCCTTCGAGGCCGGCAACGGCGTGCTGGTGGGCGACCAGCCGGTGATCGCCGAATGCTTCGTGCTGGCCGATGGCGAGCTGTTCGTGGTCGGTCGCGGCGGGCTGTCCGACTTCCGCCCCGGGGCCACCGCCGTGGTGGATGGCCGCGAACGCCGCGCCCTGCTGTATGCCCTGGTGCCGGTGGGCGAGATCGTCTACCCGGGGTCTGCCAAGTACGAGGAGTGCCTGACCCGTGCCGCCGCCATCGAGGACGCGGCGGAGCGTGCCGGCGAAACGCTCAACACCTACTCCACGGCTTGTCCGGCGGTGGCCACGCGTCGCGAGACCGACGTATCGGCCGCCTATTCGAGCTATTCCTACTCGCTGCCTGCCCCGCACTTCCCGCTGGCGGTGCGCGCCGAGGAAGTGCCGGCAGGGTCCGAGGTGCTGGCCAGGATCGCCGAGGAGCAGAAGGCCGTCATCAAGCGCTGGGAGGGGTCCGACTTCGTGGTCGGCAACGACGTCGAGGTGGTTCGCGACCGCCCGGCCAAGGCCGAGGCGCTGCGCGACTACGCCATTGCCCACGGGCTCAAGCTCAAGGCGTCCGACCTGCCCGGCGAGCTCTATCGGTTGCGCCAACTGATTCGCGAGGGCCTGAACGAGGAGGCCTTCGCCGCGACCCTGGTCGGCGAGGATGGCGACGAGATTGGTCGCAACGTCGAGGCCTTCATGGAGGCGCACGCCCCGTGGTTCGACTTCGACGGCGAGGGCCATTCATACTTGCCGCACCACCTGCAGCGCCGGGCCATGGTCGCCATCGCCGAGAAACTGCCCGACGACACCGGCAGCGCGCCGGCAGACGAGCCCGCGCCCGCGGGAAGCGCCGGCGGCGACCCCGACGAGATGGTGCTGATCGAAGGCGATACCCGCGCCTGGAAGGATCGCATCAAGGAGTACGGCACCCGGCACGGCAGCTACCGGCGTTGGGTGCGCAAGGAGACGGCATGGCGCGTGCGCCGCCAGGCCTGGAACGCGCTGATCGCCGACCATCCGCGCGCCGCCCAAGAACTCAACCTGAGAGGCTGACATGGCATTCACGGAACACCTGTTCGACGAGGACGAGATCAAGGCGCTGGCCCGGCAGCGGGCCGCCGCCCTCAAGGAGAATCGCGGCTTCTCAGACCTCCCCGGCTTCGCGCTGGGGGTGGTCGAGCGCCGCCTGGCCAAGGATCCGCTTCGGTACCGGGACTATGGGCCCTACTGGTGGGCGCTCAAGGCGCTGCTGATCGACAGCGGCCGGGAGCTGGGCGAGCGCGACGACCCGATGGTGCGTGCCGCCTACCAGGGTGAGACGCCGGCCGAGACCATCGTCATGGCCGACGAGTTCCGCACCCGCTACCTGGCCACGCAGGCAGTGGGCACCAACCAGTTCATCCTGGATGGCGAGACCGGCGCCATCTACACCCTGGAAGACGAGGACATGGAATCCCGCCTCGCCGACGCCTAAGCCGGAAAACGCCCCGCTGATCCCGCCCTGGCATGGCCCACCATCGGGCCATGCCTAAATCATCTTCCACTGGGCATCGGCGAGGGCTTCTCTCACGACTCGGCATTGGTGCCAAGAAGTGGGAGAGCGAGCACCTCCCCGAGAGCCACGAAATATCGCCGTCCGACACCATGCTCTATGGTGCCGGCACGACCACGGTCGCGAGCCTTCTGGCGTCGGGGTCACGCCAGGCGCGCACGCGACAGGCCATCTACGACAAGTGGGCGCAGATGGAGGCCGACCCCATCGTGTCGTCCGCCATCAAGCTGCTGGTGACCTCCGCCCTGGGCGGACACGAGACGTCGGGCGATATCGTCTTCATCGAGAAGCGCCCGGCCGCCGAGCAGAACGAACAGCTGGGCAAGATCGTGGAGGAGATTCGCGAAGACCTGTCCGGCATCCTAAACCGGTCCGCCTACCCTATGGCCTATCTGGGTAGCGTGTTCGGCGACAGCTACGCCCGCATCTACACGGACAAGCGCGGCGTCGTCGACCTCTACGTGGACGAGCTGGTCAGGCCGCCCCTGGTGCAGCCGTTCGACCGCGGCAGCCGCACCGTGGGCTACGCCATCTACACCGGCGAACGCAACTTCCAGCGCCTGGACACCACGCAGATGGCGCGCCTCAAGATGCCGCGCAGCCAGTGGGTGCCGCAGCATGGCGTGTTCGAGAAGTCGCTGAAGCTCGCCCTGGGCACCGATGACGTCAACGACCTGCCGCTGATGCCGGCCATGGCCGGCGGCTCGCTGATCTACCCCGCCGAGGAGCCCTACGACAAGCTGACGGCCAGCCTGCTGGGTCTGGTCGGCCAGCGCTGGATGGACTCGATCGACGAGCAGATGCTGACCGTGAACCTCAACGACATGTCGCAGGACATGCAGAAGAAGTTCATGGGCTCCATCAAGGACATGCTGACGCGCTCCAAGGAGATCGCCGAGGAGGCGGTGAAGGGTGGCCGGCCCATCATGGAGCGCGTGCGCCACGTCATCCCGGTGTTCGGTGACAAGCAGCTGACCCGGATGGAGGGCGGCAGCCAGAACGGGCGCTCCGACCGCATCAGCATCGAGGACGTCATGCTGCATGCCCGCCTGCTGGCCGGGGCCATCGGCGTCGACCTGTCGATGATTGGCTTCGCCGACCAGATGAGTGGCGGCCTGGGGGAGGGCGGCTTCTTCCGCACGTCCGCGCAGGCGGCCGAGAGCGCGCGCGTGATCCGTGTGGCCCTGGCCGAGGCGTTCAACCATATCATCGACATGCACACCCTGAAGCGCTACGGCACGGTCTTCCCGGCCAGTGAGCGGCCCTGGAAGATCAACTTCTATGGCTCCATCTCGGCGCTCGAGGCCGAGCGTCAGCGCACCCTCAACGACGGCATGAGCGTCGGCATCGGCCTGACGCAGGCCATCGGCGCGCTGCGCGACATGGGCGCCGACAGGCGAATCATGCAGGCCTTCCTGACCGACACCATGCAGCTGGACGAGGAGCAGGCCAAGCTCTACGCCGAGCTGGCGGAGATGGGCAAGGATGAAGGCGGCGGCGGCCAGGGGTGGCCATGAGCCTGTTCGACAAGATATCGGCGGCCGGGGCTAGCGGCAACGTGCTCGGCCAGGCCGATGGCGCGATACGCAGCGGGGCCAGCGGCATCGGCGAACAGGTCGGCAGCCTGGCCGGTGGCGGCAAGCTGGCCAGCGCCGTCAGCCAGGCGGGCGCCGCCATGGGCGGGCAGGCCGTCAGCCGAGCGATGAACAGCCACATCCCGCCCGGCATGCGCGGGGCCATCAACTCCGGGGCCGAGGCGGCCAGCCAGATCGCCGGCGGCGACATCGAGGGCGGCATCCTGACCGCGCTGGAGTCCGGCCTGGCCGGCGACGCGCTGGGCAACCTGCTGGGCGGCCAGGCCAGCCAGGGCCGCTACTGGAGCGGGGTCAACATGCTGTACGGCGGCATCACGCCGTCCGAAGCCAAGCGCATCTACCAGGAGGCCATCGACGCCAGGCGCGCCAAGAAGAACCTGTTCCTTCTCAAGGTGCAGAGCGCGCTGGCCGGCGACTTCTCGCACGAGTTCAATCTGTTCTGCACCGACGTCGAGCGCGGGCCCAGCGAGGTGTCCGGCGGCAAGGTGCGGGCCGGCAGCGCTCAGCTCGACACCCTGACCCAAGCCGAACCCGTGGTGCTGCGCATTACCACCATGGATGACCGCGCCGGGACGCTGAAGCGGTGGTTCGAGGCCCATATCGCTGCCGTCGCCGCTCAGGACGGCTCCTTCGGCGTGCCGGCCGACTACGCCATCGTCTTCACCATCCAGCACGCCTTCGTCGGCGACGTCGGCGCCTTTACCGGGCACGTGCTGTGTCGCGCCCAGTCCTACGAGGTCGGGCTGTCGCGCCGCGAAGACGCCATGGAGGAGCTGCAGATGACCTTCACCCAGCTCGACACCTTCATGAGTCCCTAGCCATGGCACTGAAGCACGACAACGCGGGCTTCCTGGTCGGCGAACGCCTGGAAGCCGATGATATCACCGGCCGCCTCGACGCCATCCGCGACGAGATTCGCGAGCTGCGCCGCGACCTGTCCGAGACGCGCCCCGGGGCAGGGCCCAAGGCGCCGTCCGCCGGTGCTGCCGAGGGCACGTCCGGTACCGCGCCAACCGCCCGCCCTGAAAGCGCGACCTCTCGGCCCGATGCCGAGGCGCGTCGCGACGAGGTGGTGATCCGCATCGACCGACCGGCCATCGCCGCCACGCCACCTGAGCGCCGGGAGCCCGGGCGCTACGTCTATCGCAGCACCGAAACCGAGACGACCACCCTGGCGGGGCAGGCAGGCGCCGACACGCCTCAGTCTCCGGTGCCGGTGGACACCCCCGCGCAGGGCGCGGATGCTCCCCGCGCGGCACCGGCGGTTGCTGCCATCACGCCGCAACGTGAGCGCGACGCCAGCGGCCGCTTTGCCGCCCGTGGCGCGACGGCCTCGCCAGGCCGCGACCTTTCCGGGTCCCGGCCAGGGGCCGGAGGGGGGCGCGGCCCTGACGGCCGTTTCGTCGCGGGCGGCGGCGACCCATCGGCAGGCGATGACGAGGCCGGGCTGCTGTCGCGCTCCATCGATGGGCTCAGTGATCGACTGAGTGGTGCCGTACAGGAGATGGGGGCCGGTACCGAGGATGCCGACCCTGCCGTCAAAGCGTTCAACGAGGTTGCCCAGCCGCTGCAGCGCGGCTTCAGCAAGATCCTTGGGGATGGCGATAGCCGCAAGCAAGAGCGCTGGTACCGCCGATTCTGGATGATGATGCGCGGCTCTCGTCGAGAGGATCGCGCCGCCGACAAGCAACAGCGCCGCATCCTGAAGAACATCGAGCGCAAGCCGACCGGTGGCGACAACGGCTCCATGCTGTGGCGCGGCCTCATGCTGCTGCTGGCTCCCATTACCGGCATGCTGTCGCTGCTGGGCGGCCTACCGGTTGCCCTGGCCGGGGCAGTGATTACTGGCCTCAAGGCGCTGCTGACCGCCATGGGGATGGGTCGCGTGGCGCGGCGCATGACCGTTCCCGGCAGCGGGCGCACCACGTCACGGCGCGGCGGTGGCGGGCAGGCGGCTCGAGCTGCCGCCAGGGCGGGAGCCGCCGGAACCGCCGCGTCGCGACCGCCAGGCCAGGGAGGTGGCGGCCCGCCGAGATCCGCGCCGACCACGCCTC